GTTCAGGGCCGCCGCGCCGTAGCGAAGCAGCGATTGCTCGTATTCCTGACCGACACCAGCCGGGTCCGCGACGTTCTGCATTTGCAGCTTGGTGCCGGGGAACAGGTGCGGGATTTTCACGCCGTCGATCAGCATGTTCTTGGACGCGCCGGTATAGGCCGCGACCGAAGCCAGATAGGCCGTGGCATAGTCAGTCACCGCCCCACCGATGTCCGGCATGGTCCCAGAGCCAACGCCAAGCTGGGCATAGACGGCTTCCGGCGGAAGCTCGGACTCGATGGTCGCAGCATAGGTCGCGGCCAGCACGGCCTTTTGCAAGGTGACATCGCGGAACTTGCGAGCGATAGCCATTTCCCGCAGACCAGCAGCCATGTCCGAGACCGCCCGGCTCTGGTCAACCCGCATCTGTTCTCGCAGCAGGATCACCATCTGGCGGCCCCATGGTTTGCGGAACGGAACCTCGCGCCAAACCTGACCAAAGTTCATCGTGCCCCACGCATAGTCCGACGGGTGCTTGGTGCGAATAAAGGCCGAGATCGGGGCACCATAAGTGTCCCGGCGGATACCGCCCCGGATCATCGGATCAAAGCCACGGTCAGCAGGCGTGGTCAGCCTGTCGGTGTCAACCATCTGGATAGCGGTCTTGAACTCGCGCGAGGTCTGGTCGATCCACTCGCCGGTCGCCAGCACTTCCCCGCCGTAGACGTAGACGCCGACGGCCAGCCGGATCATGCTGGTGAAGTCGTTGATCCGGGCCGCGTCCACCCACTTGTGCGGACTTTCCGCCCAGAGCGTGAACTTGGTCTCGACCTCTTCCTGAAAAGCCTCGGCCCAATCTTGGGTCTTGCCCAATAGCTTGAAGTCCGGCTTGGACGATAGCATGAAGAAGGCACCAACGATGCTGTCTTTGTGGATCGTGGCCCCGGACTGCACATAGGCGTCGTTCCGGCCCATGTCGCGGGTCCGGGCGTCGATCAGCAGCTTGTCCACCAGCATGTCGGAGTCAGCCGACTGAAGCGGCGGAACCCACCCAGCAATGCTCTTGTCCATGCGGGTCGCGGCATCGTAGGCCCCGCCCATCGCATTGACCTTCATGGGGGCACCAACCAGAGCGTCAATCTCGGCGAGTTCTGTCTTGCTGATCCGGGCCATCAGAGCATCCACGCTTGCATGGGGCCGACAATCCCCGACGGAAGACCCAGAAGGCTCTTCAGTTCAAGGATGTAGGATCGCAGGCCGGTGATATTGGTAGACGAGTATTCGATACGCTCGCCGTTCTGGTCCACGAAGACGCGGGCTGAGTTGCCCATGCGGAAGTCATGGTAGGCTTGTTCAGCTTCGGCAAGACGGGCGGTGTAGGTGGCTCGCTGGTCGGTGGTCAGGATCACGGTCATGCTAGGGCCTTTGCGAGTTCTTCGAGGGTTGCCGTGGACTTCTTCTTCGCTTCAAACGGTTTTTGCACGACCTCGGGGTTGAAGACAAGATCGTTATGGTCCCAATCCTCGGCCCACGAGGGCGGCTCTTCAAGGTTCCAGCGTTCAATCCCGATCATAGAGGTCAACATGCCTGCAAGGCAATAGGCCAGCAAGTCCCACGATTCGTTGCGGTAGTTCTTGGGATTGATCCAGCCCTTCGTCGGATGCTTCACTTCGACTGTCAATTCCGCGTAGAAGTTGTCCGGCAGCCAGCTAGGGAACACAAAGCGTCCACCGGGTTCCACACGGTCGAGCCGGTGGTCTACCATGTCCTTGACCGTGTTGGGGTTTATCATCAGGACGGGGATTTCCCCACGGCCACCAGCCGCCCGGTCTTTTCGCTGGCTATCAGGGTAAGAGATGGCAACCCGAGGGGCGTTCTTAACGGACGCACCTTTGACTAACAGGAACCGCCCGGCAACGTTCTGTTCCCACTGGTAGGTTCCTTCTTCAGCCACGCTCGCAGCTTCCGGGTCAGTCTCCCCCGACCGCAGCCATCGCACGAACGAATAGGCGTTCGCAGTCGTGCCCTCTTTACCGCCAGAGTCACAGAGCGTCAGCTTCACGGCCATGCGGCGGCCCGAGCCGTCGGCAAGCTCGTAGGTCTTCAACATGACCTCTTCCGTCAGGAGCTTCCAGTCCTCAGGATACGCGCCGGGATTGACCCACTTATGCTCGCCGTCCTCGTCCAGACGCTTCGACTTCTTGACCTCGAAACGGTCGATCACATAGACATCTCGGTTCAGGGCAACCCCATGAACCTGAACGACAAAGCGGTTTTTCTGAACGTCAATCGTAGCGATCAGGAAGCGGACAGGCTCGGGGACTAGTCGCATCCCAAGCTCTTTGGCGCGGGCCTTGATTGCTTCAGGAACCCGGTCGTTCGCCAGCGACTTCGGTAGATAGGCTTCGCCCTGATCGGTGTTGATCGTCGTTTTCAGGGACTCTTCCGAGCCGTTGGCCTCGTATTCCTCTTCCGCCGACAGGTAGTTATAGACCAGCGTCTTCCAGTCCGAGAAGGCCGCCGCAACACCCTTCAGCCAGAACGAAGCGATGGTCGAACGAATCGGAGTGCCGGTGATCGAGCCGTCCCGCCGCCAGATCATGCCGTCCTTGACCCAGCGTCCGTGCTTGTTCAGTTCGTGCTTGCCGGGCATGTCTCCGACCGGGTTGTGATGATACCGGGTCTCGCAATGCGGACACTTCAGGGTCACGGCCTCGGCAGCTTCCATCTTGTCCGCCGTGTCCGGCCAGTCCAGCAGGTCAAAGCTCGGCTCGAACTTACCGTTGCATTGGACGCAGGACCAGAACCAGCGCCGCCGGTCTCCACGGTTGTAGAGCGCCAAGATGCCCTTGGTAGGCGGGGCTTCATGCGGAGTCTTCCGCTGCCACTTGGGATTCTCGATAGCGAAGCCCGGCGATGATTCGGCGGCCCACATGCTGTGACGGCCAAAGGTCGTGCCGCGCTTTCGGGCCAGATCGAAGGCCGAGCCTTCGCCGTTGATGTCCTCGGGCATCCGGTCATAGTCTGTCAGCCAGCCGCGCGGGATCGGCTTGCCTGAGAGTTCGTTGATCGCGGGCCACGAGAGGGTCAGCATCATGCCGGACGCATAGTGCTTGTCAAACACGTTGTCGCCCTGCTTGCCGTGGACCAGCAGCTTGCCGACCTCGGGGCTGTGCCGGTGCATACGGTCGATCCGGCGCATGGAGAAGTCGCGGGCGGTGGTGTTAGTCGTCTGCACGATCATCATGTCCGCTGGATCGCAGACCGCGCTGTAAGTGACCCAATTCAAGACCATCTCGGTCTTGGCGCACTGAGCCGGGCCAGCGAAGACCATGCCGGTGAAGTCGAGACTTTGGAGCGTGTCCATCGGCTCGATCAGGTATGCCGTCAGGTCGTTCTTCAGCGGTCCGACGTAAGCACCGGGGTTGTTCAGCCAGCGGTATTTCTCGGCAGCCTGAGAGACCGTCAGACGCTCGGGCGGACGTGCCGCAGCAGCAGCCTGAACGATCAGGGCTTCGAGTGTCGGGCTCGATTCCATCATGGCTTTGAGGGCACGTCGTCCTTCGATCTTCATATCAGGGCCTCGATCTCGTCTTCCCAAGTATCCACGACCGACAGCATCTCAGGAAGCGATTCTCCCTCTCCAACCAGATCGGACAGTTCTTCGAGTTGCGATCCGGTCGCGGCCTTCCCGACGTTCTCGACCAGCGCGTTGTAAAGGTCCGATTGCAGGCCGTCGGCCAGCGTGACGATCAGATCGCGTTGGGTGTCAGACAGTTCAGTCTGACGTTCGATGGTCTCGGACCAAAGCTGGATGGTGAACTTCATGCTCTGGAAGGTAAGGCCCAGCACGTCGCGGATTTTCTCCGTCCGCCACAACTGACCGGCAGCCTCTTCCCACTTCTGCCGCTTCAGCAGGGCGTCCCACACCGTCTGTTGCAGGGCAGCAGGAAGGTCGCCTCGGCGGACCCCACGCAGATACTCAGCAGTCGAAAATGCGGGCGTGACGAGATAGGCCGCTGCGACCTTCACGTCATAGTGGGTCGTCAGCATCTTCGTGCCGCGCGAGTGCGAGGACTTCACAGGGCAATCCCGCAGCCGGGCCTTCACGACCCGGACATCCATGTCGAAGACCTCGGCCAGCCAAGAAGCCGTGACGCCACGCACCGCCGGGTTGGCCGCCTGACCCTTCTGGGGGATCAGCCTGCCACTCTCGGTGTGCCGGTCTAGGGCTTCGTTTACGTCCTTCATCATGCTGCCTTCCTAAGTCTTATCCGAACCGCATCGCTGATCCGGTCTTGAGTCGTGCCCTTCACCAACAGAGCCGGAAGGATGTCTTCGTCTACAGTCCCTTTTGCCATAATCCGGTGGAGAAATACACGGTCGGCAGCCTGACCAGATCGGTGCAGCCTTTTGACGAACTGCCGGTAGAGTTCCAGCGAGTGAGTCAGGCCATACCAGACCATGATGTTCGACCCGAACTGAAGGTTCAGGCCGTGCCCTGCGCTGGCCGGGTGGGTCAACAGCATCCTGATCTTGCCCGCGTTCCAGTCCCGCTTGTCCGAGGTCGTCTCGCCCATGATCCGAACGTAGGGGAACCGCTTCTTGATCGCGTCCTTGTCGAACTGGAAGCTATAGGCCACGAGGACCGGATGCCCGGCGGCCTCTTCCATGATCGACTCCAACACGTCGAGCTTGTGTTCATGGACCTTGACCGACTCCCTTGGCAGCTTTTGGTCCGTCTCTTCATCATACTTGTCGCCCAGATAGAGCGAGCCGTTGGCGAACTGAAGCAGCTTGCCGGTCAAGACCCCGTTGTTGACCGCTTCGATGACTTCGCGGTCCCCAGCCCGGTTCTTCACATCAAGCGCCATCTCACGCTCGAACTCGCGGTATCGCTTCATCTCGGGCGGCGTCAGGCGGACATAGTGATCGACCGGAACCAGCGGCGGCAGCGTCAGATAGTCCTCTTCCCGCAGCGAGAAGAACACGTCCTTGATCGCGCCCATGATCTCTTTTTCCGAATGATCGAACGGCTCCTGCTTCCGGGTGTATTTGTTCTCGCGGAACCAGCGGGCCTCGAAGTGAGTCTTCTTCAGGCCCAGACGCTTGCCGCCGTCCAGCGCGTAGATCGGCCCCCAGAGGTCGATCAGGCCGTTGGGGCTGGGGGTGCCCGAAAGCTCCACGACCTTCTTGGTCCGCTGCCGGATCGACTGGATGACCCCAAGCTCGGTCAGGCGATCCTCGGGGATCGTCCCGTCCTTTCGGGGTTTCGGATTCGTCCTGATCTTCCCGCCCTTCAGGCGGCTGGCCTCGTCATAGACCAGCATGTCGAAAATCCACCGCTTGATCCCGATGTATTTCCGCAGCCACAGGAAGTTCTCGCGGTTGACGATGGTGATGTCACAGGGGCCATATTTCAGAGCCGCTATCCGCTCTTCCAGCGTCCCGGTCACGACCCTGTAGGTCAGGTGCCGGGCGAAGTCCCACTTGGCGATCTCTTCGGGCCACGTCTCTTCCGAGACCAGCAGCGGGGCCACGATTAAGACCTTCTTGATGATCCCCTCGGCCATCAGTTCCACGATGGCCTTCAACACCGCGCCGGTCTTGCCAAGGCCCATCTCGGCCCCCAGCAGGATCGCCACCCGGTCAAGGATTTGCTGCGTCATCCACTTCTGGTAGACCCGCATATCCTCGGCCTTCAGCGTCCGCTCGGGCGGGCCGTAGACCAGTTCGATGGCCTCAATATCGGTCAGGTGCTTGGGG